AGCACAACCTTAAAGAAAGTTCTTGACTTATCGAACTCTCTTAGGTATAACTTGTTTCAAGCTGGAAGAAATGGGCAAACGGTCGATCCGATGGATCGGCCGTTTCTCGTTTTGCTCGTGCGGAGCATGAGAAGGCGAAGCAAATATGACATCATTATCCCTGAACCGCGTGGAGCGGGTACGCCGCCGGGTGGACGCGGCGCGTGCGCAATACCAAAATATTTCAGACATGCTGGAGGCGGCGATTCAGGAAAAGATCGCGGCTCGTGACGGTGGGATGAGCGACATTCTCAACGCGCTCAATACCCATTGGAAAGCACTGAATTCATTAAATGAAAAGGAGGCCGGACTTGATGAACTCATCCGTGCGCAAGACGGACTCGTCGAGGGTTATGCCATCGACCTGGACGCCGCCAGAACTGAGATCGGGCGCCGCTTGGCTTGCCTCAAAACCTCAGCCTCAGATTGAAGAGTTTCTGGGCGAACTCGATGACAATGCCTTGATGGCATTACCCTACCTGTTTGATTTCTGGGCGTTGGAGCATCAATTGCCGCCTCAGGGAAACTGGAAGACATGGGTGATCCTGGGGGGTCGCGGCGCGGGGAAAACCCGCGCCGGCGCTGAATGGATCAGAAGCGAAGTTGAAGGTGCGCGCCCGCTGGATCCGGGCCGCTCAAAACGCGTGGCCTTGGTTGCGGAAACCTATGATCAGGCCCGCGATGTGATGATTTTTGGCGACAGCGGATTGATGGCCTGTTCACCGCCGGATCGCCGTCCGAAGTGGGAAGCAACAAAGCGCCGTCTGGTCTGGCCAAACGGGGCGGTGGCGCAGGCTTATTCAGCGAGTGACCCGGAGGCTTTGCGGGGGCCGCAATTTGATTGTGCCTGGGTTGACGAGTTGGCCAAGTGGAAGAAGGCCGAAGCGACGTGGGACATGTTGCAGTTTGGTTTGCGTCTGGGGGAAGCGCCGCGCCAGGTGGTGACGACAACGCCGCAGAACATCAAGGTGCTGCGTGATATTCTGGCGCGGCCCAGCAGCGTGATGACCAAGGCATCGACAACGGCGAACCGCGCGTTTCTGGCGAAGTCCTTTCTGGATGAAATTCTGGAGAAATATGCGGGTACCCGCCTGGGACGCCAAGAGATCGAAGGCGAATTGCTGAGCGATCGGCAAGGGGCTTTGTGGAGCGCTGCGGCGCTGGAGACCGCTGTGGTGGGGGATGTCCCGCCGCTTGATCGTATCGTTGTAGCGGTTGATCCGCCGGTGACGGGCCATGCGGCGTCGGATGATTGCGGGATAGTCGTGGCCGGGGTCAAAACAACGGGGCCGCCGACAGATTGGCAGGCCTATGTCCTTGCCGATGAAAGTGTCGCGGGCGCATCGCCGCAAGCCTGGGCAGAAGCTGCGATTGCGGCCTATCACACTTATGGTGCTGATCGTTTGGTTGCCGAGGTCAATCAGGGCGGTGATCTGGTGGAAACCGTGATCCGGCAGGCTGACCCGCTGGTGTCTTATCGGGCGGTTCGTGCCTCTCGTGGGAAGGTTGCGCGGGCAGAGCCGGTGGCAGCGCTTTACGAACAGGGCCGAGTGAAACACCGACCGGGCCTAGGCGTTCTGGAGGCGCAGATGGGTGAGATGACCGCGCGGGGGTATCTCGGCAAAGGCAGCCCGGACCGCGTTGATGCGTTGGTTTGGGCCTTGAGCGATCTGATGATCAATCCGGCGGCGCAGTTCCGTGCCCCAAGATTGCGTAGCCTTTAACATATTGAATCACAATTAATTTTTCGAGTTTAACCCGATTTGCCCGAGCGAAGGGAGCATGAGACATGGCGTTGAGTTTTCTAAAAAAGGGGGGTGAGGCTGTGCCCGAGAAAAAGGCGTCGGCCTCTGGTCCGGTGATTGCTTTTCATGGGGCTGGGCGTGTGGCCTGGTCGGCGCGGGATACGGCCTCCTTGATGAAAACCGGCTTTGCAGGCAATCCGGTAGGGTTTCGGGCCGTCAAGATGATCGCAGAAGCGGCGGCGGCTTTGCCAGTGGTTTTTCAGTCTGCCGAGCGGCGCTATGAAGAACATCCACTTGTGGAATTGATGGCGCGGCCGAACCCATCCCAAGGTCGTGCGGACCTGCTGGAAGCGTTGTTTGGGCAGTTATTGCTAAGCGGTAATGCCTATGTGGAGGCGGTGGCCGCTGAGGAAGGACTGCCGGTTGAATTGCATGTCTTGCGTTCGGACCGGATGCAGGTGGTGCCTGGCCGGGATGGCTGGCCGGTTGGGTTTGAATATCGGGTCGGTGCAAAAAAGCACCGCTTTGCGGCAAGCGGGGCGTTGACGCCTATCTGCCACATCCGCAATTTCCACCCGCAGGATGACCACTATGGGCTGTCGCCCATGCAGGCGGCGGCCTGTGCGGTGGATGTACATACGGCGGCGGCGCGTTGGTCCAAGGCTTTGCTGGATAATGCTGCGCGGCCCTCTGGGGCGCTGGTTTACAAGGGAAGCGACGGGCAGGGGCAATTGGCCAAGGATCAATATGATCGTTTGCTTGATGAAATGTCATCCTATCATGCAGGTGCGGCCAATGCGGGGCGTCCGATGTTGCTGGAAGGCGGTCTCGATTGGAAGCCGATGGGCTTTTCGCCCTCGGACATGGAGTTCCAGAAGACCAAGGAAAGTGCGGCGCGTGATATTGCCCTTGCTTTTGGGGTGCCACCGATGCTGCTGGGGCTGCCCGGTGATGCGACCTATGCGAATTATCAGGAGGCACATCGCGCGTTTTATCGCCTGACGGTGCTGCCGCTGGCGCAAAAGGTGCTGGCAAGCCTATCGCATTGGCTTGCGGCCTATGGCGGGGAGATGGTCGAAATCACCCCGGATCTGGATCGTATCCCGGCCTTGTCGGCGGAGCGGGATGCGCAGTGGGCGCGCGTGAGAGAAGCGGATTTTCTGAGCGTGGACGAAAAGCGGCGTCTCTTGGGTCTGCCGTCGCTCACGGATGAGTGAGCCGAGGCAGCGCAGTGGATCGCGCTTTTTGTACGAACCGTTTGACCGGGCGTCGGCCAGAATTGAAACCCATGAACGCGTTACCGAAGAGCGGTGGATGGCGCTGGAGCGACGCCTGACGGCAATCGAATCCATGTTGGAACGGCTTGAAAAACGCCTCTGGCTTGCGGTTTACGGCGTGGTTGGATTCATCGTGAGCCAGGGCATTATCGCGCTGGTGAACTTCGCCCCAAATTAAGGAATATCAATATGTTAGAAGCAAAGCAATCTGCGGGTCTGGAGACCAAGTTCACCGCCTTTTCCGACGGAGTTCAACTTGATGATGGGCAGGTGATCAAAGGTTATGCCTCTGTTTTTGGTGCGCCCGATCAGGGGGGAGATGTTGTCCAGAAGGGGGCCTATAACGCGGCGCTGAAGGCTTTGGCGGCACGTGGCGGACGGGTCAAGATGCTCTGGCAGCATGACCCCAAGAACCCGATCGGCGTCTGGGATGAAATCTTCGAGGATGAGACCGGCCTTTATGTGAAGGGGCGTCTTTTGGCGGACATCCGACAAGGCGCTGAGGCGCTGTCGTTGATCCGCGCCGGCGCCATTGACGGGCTTTCAATCGGATACCGCACCAAACGGGCGGAAAAGAATGCTGGGGGCCAACGGCTCTTGCATGAGCTGGAACTGTGGGAGGTGTCGATTGTGACATTCCCCATGCTTTCAGATGCACGGGTGGATTCAAAGGCTGAGGCGGATGCCGACGCTTTGGATCTGGTGCAGGACCTGGCGGCGGTTTTTACCAAGGCCCGGGCCATGCTGGCGGATGACCGCGAGCACTAGAGTTCATCGAAAACAGGAAGATTTGATGCACAAAACTGAAACCAAGATGCAGGCCTCCGAGCTTGCATCAGGAATGAACCCGGCCCAGGAGGTAAAATCTGCCATGGCTGGATTTTTGAATGATTTCAATACTTTTCAGGCGGAAATTAAGAGCCGCCTCCAAAAACAGGAAACCCGTTTGACCATGATTGATCGTAAATCTGTTGCCCCTTTCCAGCGTCCGGCCTTGTCGGCAAGTGCTGAAACCGACCTGTCGCACAAACATGCTTTTGCGTCTTATCTACGCACAGGCGATGACGACGCCATGCGCGGCCTTGACCTGGAGGAAAAGGCGATGTCGACGGCAGTTGCTGCCGACGGCGGCTATCTTGTTGACCCTGTGACTTCGGACACGGTTGCCAGTGTTTTGAAAAACGCTGCCTCAATCCGCTCCGTGGCCAATGTGGTGTCGGTTGAGTCGACGTCTTTTGATGTTTTGATTGACCACGCTGAAATCGGTGCGGGCTGGGCTTCTGAAACCGGGACGCAGGCCGAGACTGATACGCCGCAGATCGAGCGGATTTCGATCCCGCTGCATGAATTGTCGGCGCTGCCAAAAGCCTCCCAACGGTTGTTGGATGACAGTGCGTTTGACATTGAAGGCTGGGTGGCGAACCGCATTGCGGACAAGTTCGCGCGTGCCGAAGCGGCGGCCTTTGTGTCGGGCGATGGTGTGGACAAGCCAACCGGTTTTCTGACCTATGGTTCCGCACCTTCGGAGACGGCGGTTTGGGGTGAAATCGGTCATGTCCTGACCGGCGCGGATGGTGATTTTGATGCGACCAACCCTGCTGATGCGATTGTTGATCTGGTTTATGCGCTTGGGGCGCGTTACCGCGCGAATGCATCTTTTGTGATGAATTCCAAAACGGCTGGAGCTGTGCGCAAGATGAAGGACGCGGATGGCCGTTTCCTTTGGTCTGACGGGTTGGCCGCGGGTGAGCCTGCGCGTCTGATGGGCTATCCGGTGCTGATTTCCGAGGATATGCCGGATATCGCCTCCTGGTCGCCTGCAATTGCTTTTGGTGACTTTGCCTCCGGCTATACGATTGCCGAGCGTCCGGACCTGCGCATTCTGCGCGATCCGTTCAGTGCCAAGCCACATGTGCTGTTTTATGCAACCAAGCGTGTCGGCGGCGATGTCAGCGACTTTAACGCCATCAAGGTGCTGAAATTCGCAACGGTCTAAGGGCCTCCTTGAACCTAAGCGATGGCAGGTGCGGTTGAGGCCGGACCTGTCTCTGCGCGTGCGCTTTGTTGTCTAGCTGCTCCCTCTCCGTCCGAGCGATGAGGCGCACGCGCGGTTTTCCCATTTGGACGGACGAAAATTAGGAAGAAAACCATGATGTTATCCGAGGTTGCTCCGGTATCAGGGGTGGATTTGCCGATCCGAGAATTTGCAGATCATCTGCATCTTGGCAGCGGGTTTGCCGATGATGGCAGTCAGGATCAGATGCTGGAGACCTTTTTGCGTGCAGCAATTGGTGCTGTCGAAACGCGGATCGGCAAGGCGTTGTTAAGCCGTCAGTTTGAATATGACGTCACACGTTGGCGCGATGGATGGCGCGAGGTTTTGCCAGTGGCGCCGGTGATTTCGGTCGATGTGGTTAAGACGGTCGATGCTTTGAGTGCGGAAACCCTTCTGGGACCGGAAGAATACCGATTGGTGCGCGATGGACAACGCCCCTGTTTGCAGGCGGTGCAGGGTGGTTTTCCGTCGATCCCGCTGGGAGGTAACGGTGTGGTCCTGTTCACTGCCGGTTATGGGGCCGCCTGGACGGATGTGCCGGTTGCGCTGCGCCATGCGGTGATCTTGTTGGCGTCGCATTATTACGAAAACCGGGCGGCGCTTTCGTCGGACCATACGTTGATGCCCTTTGGAGTGTTGGCGCTGCTCGATTCGCATCGGGATTTCCGCCTGGGTGGGCGAACGCTATGAGCGCGCTTGTTTTCAACCGGCGTCTTTTCTTGGAAGAAAAACAAAAGCTTGCCGATGGCGCCGGAGGATATAGCGAAAGCTGGGTCGTGCTTGGCACCCATTGGGGGGCGATCCGGGCTGACCGGGGGCGGGTGCGTGGCAGCGGCGGGGTCGAGGTGTCGACCGTGCCCTACCGCATTGTGGTGCGGGCAACTGCGGTTGATAGCCCGGCGCGTCCCAAACCCGGTCAGCGATTTCGCGATGACACAAGAATCTTCAGCGTTGAGGCAGTAGCCGACAACGTGCCGGGGCCGCTTTTTGTGACCTGCTACACAAAAGAGGAGATCGCAGCATGAGCTATGGTGTGGCGCAGGCGTTGCAGGCGGCCGTTTTTGCGGCGGTTTCGGGCGATCCGGTCGTGCAATCGCTGGTCGGCGGAGACGTTTTTGATGCCTTGCCGGGCGGGGTTTTGCCGGTGACTTATGTGCTGTTGGGCGATGAAAACGTAACCGCGTTGGGGGATTCCACCGGCGAGGGCGCGCGGCATGATTTACTTTTGAGCGTGGTTTCTGATGCCGCTGGATTTGCCCTGGCAAAGGACCTGGCGGCGGCGATTTCGGATGCTTTGGTGGATGCCAATCTGACCCTTTCGCGGGGCAATCTGACCTCTTTGAGCTTTCTGAAAGCGAAAGCACGCCGGGGAACGGGTGTGAATTCGCGGCGCATTGATTTGTGGTTTCGTGCGCGGACTGACGACTTTTAAATTATTGATAAAAAGGAATTTTCCATGAGTGTTCAAAAGGGCAAGGATCTGCTGATCAAACTGGATCTTACGGGCTCCGGTGGATTTGAAACCGTCGCCGGTCTGCGGGCCAGCCGGATCACGTTCAACGCCGAAGCGGTTGATGTAACAACGCTGGAAAGCACCGGCGGTTGGCGCGAGTTGCTGGGCGGTGCCGGGGTACGATCAGCGGCAATTTCGGGGTCCGGGGTTTTTCGCGATGCGGATACGGATGAACGAGCGCGGCTTATTTTCTTCAACGGGGAAGTGCCGGATTTTCAGGTGATCATTCCGGATTTCGGAATTGTCGAAGGGCCTTTTCAAATCACCTCGATTGAATATGCCGGCAATCATGACGGCGAGGCGACCTACGAGCTTGCTATGGCCTCGGCGGGGGCGCTGACCTTCACGGCGATCTGATGGAAAATCCTTACCGGGGCGAGGTTTTGCTGGTGCTGAATGGCGTCGCGCATTTCCTGAAACTGACGCTTGGTGCGTTGGCGGAACTGGAAACGGCGCTGGAGACGGATTCGTTGCTTGATCTGGTCGAGCGCTTTGAAAGCGGGCGATTTTCCAGCGCGGATCTTTTGCATTTGCTGGCAGCGGGTTTGCGTGGCGGCGGCTGGAAGGGTGAATTGCCCGACTTGCTGTCGGCGGAAATCGAAGGCGGTCCGGTGGGTGCGGCCAGGATTGCCGCGCGGCTGTTGGCGGTTTCATTCAGCGTAGATCATGACGCGGATTGACTGGCCGGGGCTTA